CTTTTGGCGTTGAAATGTATTTACTTCAATGTATAATCCAGTGCAACAAAGCATTAAACGAGAAAGAAAAAAATGAAAACACAACAAGCTCTTAAAATTATAGGNGGCAGCCTGAGCAAGCCTTCAAAGATGCCNGGCTGGTCNATAGGTTTACCTGCCAAAGAATGCAAGACTGGCGGCAAGCTTCAGGCTGTGCCGGGCTCAGTCTGTTATGACTGCTACGCATTAAAAGGTTGTTATGTTTTTAAGGTTGTTCAGGATGCACAGTATCGAAGACTGGAAGCTATTAAGCAGCCAGCCTGGGTTGAAGCAATGGCACACCTGATCAACAGCAAAAAGCCCGACGTGTTCCGCTGGCATGACTCAGGCGATGTCCAGGATCTGGACCATCTTAATAAAATTTATGAAGTCTGCAGGTTAACACCTTCAAAGCGTCACTGGCTGCCAACCCGTGAAGCATGGATCAAGGACCATCTTCAGGACAAGCCTACAAATTTAGTCATAAGGTTCAGTGCGCCCATGGTAGACCAGCGGGCGCCTGCTTCCTGGCCCAACTCTTCAGAGGTGGTGACATCAGGGGCTAACTGTCCAGCACCTAAACAAAACAATGAATGCAAGGACTGCAGAAATTGCTGGAATCCTGAAATTAAAACGATATCATATGGAAAACATTAAAATTAAATTATATTTTGACTATCCAAAACGTAGAGACGGCTTCACTGGCCGGGAGAACAGGCGTTACTGGTTAATCAATACTAAAACCAATATAAAAATAAGAATAACAGAAAAGATTTACGATGGAATTCAAGCATCCAAACTATTATAAAGAATTACGCAAGCTACGTAATAAACTGGATCAGGCCATTAGCGACGAAGCTTCGACGGAAGCGACAAGCGTGCGCCCTGGTCCGGGCCTTAAACATCAAGCTTCAAGCAGCAAGGACCAAGCTTCAAGCGTTAAGCGTCAAGCTTTAAAGCTTTCGAACCAACCTGGTTAATTGCCAAGCGGCAAGCATCCCATCCTGAGTAACAAGCTTCAAGCTTCAAGCCCTGAGTTACAAGCTCTTCTATCCGAGAACCATGGTACATGGATATTGGAGAAGTTTTAGAGGGTAAAGGACCAAGGGCCTTTACCATGATAAATGTATTGTGTGGGTGCTTAATATGGAAGGCAATTTGGTGAGGGCTAAATCGGATTTTGTTACCTTTAGTAACCTTTAATTCTAGAGTACAAAAGTGCCCAGAAGTATTACAGACCAATAGATCAGGAGTACCAAGTAAGCTAATGTTTTCAATTCTAATAAGCGAAAAGGACTTAAAATTTTGCTTAACATTTTGATATAATTTAGCCTCTGGGCCCATATGTTTTTTAAGGTAATCACTGCACTTACATTTGCAGTTTTGGAGGTATATTTAGTATCTGTTGATTGACTGTTTTTAATACAAGACGATGTGCGCTATGGCCTTTGTGACCTATAATCGGTGTGCTGTGTTCTTGTACTTCCATTCTAACTACTTTTTCTAAATGACCGTTAACTTGAACCATAATGACGGCATTAGAGATAGCATTACCTTGTCTGCTACCGTCTTTATTGGCTGCTGTGAAACTAGATAAAAATTGCTGTAAGTCTTGTACTCGCATTATTTTTTCATCTGCATTTCTAATAGTTGAATCTCTTCTCGAAGTCTAGCAATTTCTGCTTGAAAATTATCATTTTGAGTTTTTAACTCTCGTATTGTTTTAGCCATGTCTAACACAATTAGTTTTGTGCCTTTCAATTGATTTTCAGTTTTAATGTGCAAACTTTCTCTTTCTTTGTATTGATGCAACTCTGTTCTATATTGATCTGTCAACGCAGTAACAGCGTCTATTTTAGTTTCGTTTTCGTGACTCATGTCTTCTCCGTGTTCTTTCTTATATTTGTATGTACGCTTGTCTTTCATAGTATTGACAATATAGGATAGTTACCTTAAAAAGTCAACATGGGAGTTCCTAAAAGATTAACAGAAATGCAAAAAAGATTTGCTGAGTATTTGGTATTCGGTGGCCCAGAAGGACCAGTCAATAAAGCTGAAGCAGCCGAGTTAGCGGGCTACAGCAAAAAAAGATGTAGGCAAGAAGGAGCTGAACTAACTAATCCAAGACAGTCACCACTGGTCGTTAAATATTTAGATGAATTAAAACAAGAGAGAAATTTAAAGTTTGGAGTAAACTATGAAGGCCATATTGCTGAACTAGCAAGAATTAAAGATCTAGCTTTAAAGAAGAATTCTTTCTCCGCTGCTGTAAACGCTGAAACAAATCGTGGAAAGGCAGGAGGACTATACATAGACAGAAAAATAATAAAACATGGTAAATTAGAAGACATGACAGAAGAACAATTAGAAATGAAAATGGCACAGATTGAAGAAGACTACGCAAGTCTTTTGAGTGATGATGTTGTTGATGTAACGCCAAAAGAACCTAAAGTTTTGTCACCTTCTTTACCCAAGGAGTCGGAATCATCGTCCGATCACCAAAAGTAATACCATCTTCATCTTTATCGTAAGACGCAAATAGTTTTAAAGAATTTTTATCTTTTGAATACAACCAACCTTCATTGATAGGTTTTGCAAATTTCATTCTATCAAACTCTTTATCAGTAGCCCAGCCAGAATCACTAACACAATCAATCCATTCAACTCTAACTCTGGAATAAGGAATGTCCGGGCCGTCTACGGCAATTACTCTTTTTCTCTTCTTTGGCATATCTGTATATGTATCTAAAAAAAATCAGTTTTTCCAGAAATTTGTATCGCGCGCGCATAGGCAAACTGAAATATACTGTAAGGTGACATTATTTTTTGTCAGGTGACACTTTTTTTTAGCAAAAAGTGTCTACCCTAAAGTTATATATACCAACACTTTTAGAACAAAGTGACAGAAAAGACACTTTTTCTATAGTAGTTTTTTTTATTTTTTTTATTTTTTTTACCATACATATATAGTGGCTATAATATTTGCTTATCTGCCTTTTTTCCGCCATAATATTTCCTCATTACTGCCAATTTATCCTCAGCTGCTGCTATGCGTTCTAGCTGTTTATCCACTTCTCCTGTAATATCAACGTGTTCTGGTATGACTAAATTGTGTTCACATATAGATTCGATCTTATAGTTAGCGTCTTCAATTTCAGCCTCATATCTCTTTAGAATGGTTCTAAATAGTTTGTCGTTCATCTTTCCTCCTTTTATATTCCATTGCAGATTTCCTGCATTTGTTCCCTGCTACTTTAGAAACGTTATAATCTAGCCATTCAGCATGATTAATTAGAATTTTGTTCATTCCTGGTGAAGTCTGAAGCCCTAAGTTCCACCTTTGCTTTTTCTTTTTCATCAAATCTCATTTCGTTATACATGTTAATTCTTTTTAACGCTTTGTGTTTCCAGGCTCTAAGATCAGCTCCTTCTGTTTTGAATTCTTGATAATATAAATCAGGCGTGCATACCATGATAACTCCTTGTTCAATTTTAGACTTGTAGACGTAGTCATGGGCCATAGCGTACATTGCAATTTGTAAGTAATAGTCTTCGATCCATTCTTGTTTTTTCGGACGATTAGCTTGTTTGAAGTCAACAATAGTTTCTTTGCCATTATGCAAGCATACCAAATCTGTTGAGCCTGCGTATAAACCCGGGTAGTGTAGCATNACTTCAGAGCCATAATATTCTTCCACTGGCGCAAGACCAATCTCAATAATTTTGTCGGCCATGGGACGCGCCTCTTGTCCGATCTTTGTAAGATCAACGCAGCCAGTTCCAAGAACATAGTGTTCGAGGAATTTGTGCATACAGGTACCCCGTGCACTAGATACATTCTTGATTCGCTCTGCTTCTGCTTCACCGACTTTGGCCTTCCATTCTGTTAGAAATTTTTTATTTTTGGTGGCCCCTAATATCGTAGTGACACTAGGAAGTCTATAATTATCTATGTCATAAACCCTGGTCCCTGATCCGGGGTCCGTGAGCTGTTTTCCTCGTATATAGTTGTATTTATTACTTTTCTT